TATAGTTACCTTGTATTTGCGGGTTAACCAAAAACATCTCAGTATTACAGTGCCATTCATGAACATCCATAGCTAAGAAATCCCCCGTTCTAACATCCACAGCAACACCAAATTGTGGAAATCCTGTATAGCCACCAGTATAGCTATTAGGATTATTAGGGTCTTCAATAACTATTAAGTTTCCATAACCAGGTCTATAGTCTCCAGCATCTTTGTGAAGTCCAGTTCTCCAAGAATAGTTAATAGTAACTGTTGAAAAGGCTGTTTCTGGAATAATAAAGTCAGGGGTTTCTGCTGCCTGTGTTCTTTGCAACTCATGTCTATCTGGGATCAATTCCTTGAATAGTTCATCACATCTCTTTAAGAATGGTAGAGCTGTTTCCCATAACTCTGGGTGGTCTCTATTAAATGCGGTTAATCTACAAGGAGCACCCTTAGTCTTTAGGTTTCTATCGTGCTTATCAAAGTAACCTATAATATTACTTGGAGATAGGTTACTAGTGGCTTGCTTGCTTTCTATACCAGTTGTTCCTGATTTAAATTTAGTTCGAAACTTACCTGGATTAATGAATTCTCCAATGTAGTTAGCAAGTTTTTTTCTATCTAGAGCTCCGGCTGATGCACCACGATTCTCGTGGAGAGACTTAGCAGCCTTAGTATAACTGGCTACAGCTAAATCAGTTAATTCCTTAGAAATAACATTTTTTCTAAATCTAAGTAGTAGCCTATCGTTCTCATCAAAAACATCAGCGTCTCCTCTAATAATAATAGGGAAATCCGCTTCAGTAAAATAGTCACTTTCTTTAGATGCTATTTCAGCATCGGACATTAGCTTAGTAGCAACAATTTTTGTTACCATTTCTATAGATTTTAGAATAGATTTAGAAATTATTTTTTAAAATTTCCCACATCTTATAAAATAATATTTATGTTTTCTTACTATACTCTATTAAACCACGTTGTTCTCTAGCTTTTTGTCTTAGAGTTTTATCCATATCTGTCAGGTCCATATATAACAATGGTATTAGACCAGGACTAGTAAAATCAACAATCTTAGCTAACTTATTAGCACTAATACTTCTAAATACCCAGTTTTTTCTAAGAGTTAATAGTGGATTACTGGTTGGTTCACAGTTTTCTAGTAGAAACTTTATAATTTCAACATTACTACACCTATATATTTCTTCAGAGTCAGAATAGCTATTAAATCTAAAACCCATTTTATATAGATATTTAATCATATCTAAATTATTATATTGGATAGCTAATGTAATCCAGGTGCTACTCCATATAACCTTTTTATCTATATCTGTCTTCTTGATATGGTCTAAAAATCTATATAGCTTTTCTTGGCTATGCTTAGACTGATACCTAATTATAGGATCTAATATTCCAGATGGATAACTAAAATCAGTATATACTGATCGAATTAGTTCTAGGTGGTCTATATCTAAGTTATCTACTAATATATAGTCAACTATTTTAGCCCCATAGCTATTTTTAAATTTTCTAAGTATATCTATGTCATTAGATTTAATAGCTAGTCTAAATAAATCTTTACTATAGCTAACCCAATCAACTATTTTTTCTGTATCTTTTTCTTTTAGATAGTCAAAAAAACCTATAATATCTAATACATTATGCTTTTCACTTCTAAATAATACTATATGTTCTATCATTTTCTTATGAAATTTATAACCATAGTTACTAATAGCATATTCTATACCAGAAATATCTAAGTTACTAATTAGTCTATAGTCAGGAAAATATAGTCCATAGTTTACTAATTTTCTGACCAGATGGTCATTGCCTGTTTTTAATGCTTTGTCAAAAGCAGATATATGGCAAAAGTCTCTAGGCTTTTTATAGTGAAAAAGTATATACTCTATTAATGTATATCTTATATATTCAATAGATTTATATAAACAATATCTACTTATTTCTCTAATATAGTTATTTACTATGTGTTTAAATCCATCTAAATAGTCATAGTATATACACTGAAAACTAATAAATGTTAATTCATTATTATCTAGATCTATGTCTGCTTTTTTTATAGCGATCTTTTCAAGTAGAAATTTTAGTGTGTCTAACTGTTTAGTATATATACTATAGACAATATGAGTATATTCTATTTTAGTAAGTTCTAATAGTTTGTCTAAATCACTATTTCTAATAGCCTGTTTAGTATCCCTTTCTGCTTGCGGGTTATCTATGTATTCTTTTATAGTTGTCTCGAATTTGTTTAGAGCTTCTATATATGACATAATTACAATAAATGCTAATAATCTATAAATACTTACAAATAATGTATTGGGCTACATCTTTACTTACTAAGTGTTCTAGGATATCTGTAAGTTCTCGATCTCTATATGCTAAGTAGTCTCTTTTTCTTTTAGCTCTCTTTTTTAAGATAGAGTGCATATTAGTATTATCCATATAGATTAGTGGTCTAAATCCAGGCAGGTCAAAATCTATATTTTTAAAAACATCGCGACTTCTACTACACTGGATTTTCCAGCCATTAAATGAATTTAACAATGGTGATTCTTCTGGTTTAATCTTCTCTAGTAGATAACATAATATATCAGATTTATTATTAAAATCTATATCATATATATTATAGCTAATATTTAGCTTCTCTACTAAATATTTTACAAGATTGATATGATTATGGGATATAGCCGTTATAAAACAGTGACTATCTAACCAAGTTATGTTTTTGTCTATATCAGTCTCTCTGACATAGTCTAGGAATAGAAAGAATAAATCCGTAGGAACTTTATTATAATTATAGCTATAGATATAGTCAGAAATATTACACCTTTCATATCTAAAATCGCTATATATTTCTCTTACCAGTTTTAATCGTTCTAAATCGCAACTTACCAATATATATTTACATACTGGTATAGCATTATATTTATCTTTGAATAACGTTAAGATTTCCCTAGTTCCTATTGAATATGCTATTTTAAATAGTTCAGTCGTATATCTGCCCCAATCAATTGTCTTTTCTATATCAGTTGCTTTTAGATAGTCTAAAAATTCTACAATAGTATTGTTAAAGGTATCAATGTTATGCTTATACTGTAGTACATAGCTAAGTGTATTCCTTGGATATTTGAATCCACATACTTCTCTAATAATTTCTAAACCAGATATATCATGATTGTTTAGGATCTCTATACCATCAACTATAGCTCCATGTTCCATTACTATTGAGAGTATTCGTTTATCACCAGTTTTAAATGCTTTATTAAATAGAGTTTTTTTTTCCGAGTCACTGGATATAATTGTGTTACCTCTATTTTCTAGGATATACTCTATAATTTCATATCTTTTATGTTCTATAGCCCGTTCTAAACACCTATTATTAATAGAATAGCCATTGCTAACTAGGTAACGAAATCCAGTAAAGTAGTTATACTCTATACATTTATATAGCATATAGACATCATAGTGGACATATTTCTTAAATACTAGTTCATTAATAAATATTAGAGCCTGTAGTTTCTGTTTATATATGGCAAATACCAGGTGTTCTCTAAAGACTTCATATTTAGTATAGTGGGTTTTTAAGTTTTCAACATCATTTTTGTCTATAGCCCATTTAATACAGCACTTGGTTTCATCCTCTGCCAGATATTCGTCTATCATCTTATCTACCATTTCTATACCTATCAGCTCTACTACGGGTTGAGTGGTGAATGGTCTACGATTAGGATTATACATATTTAATATAGTCTATATAGGGTTTTATTTAAATAATTTCTACATATAGACTTTTTGTTAACTATACTTTAGTGTATGAATCCAATTCTTATAGATTATACAATAGACTTCTATAAACTAGACTATATTGATATAGCCAATCACCTAGTTGATCTAATGTTAGGTCACTATGTTATTAGTAATAAAAAGTGCTATAAATGGGATGGACTAATATGGAGTAAAATAAATCTCCAACATGAGCTTAGTAACTATGTTAATAACTTAAAACAAATATATATTGATATTTTAGAGTATCAAAAAGCTAACTCTGGTGAACCTATATGTAGTGTTAAATTTAATAATTTTTTGAAACTATTTAAGTATAATAGACTATCTCAAATTTTAATGAACCATCCATATTTAAAATACGATGGCCAATGGAATGCTAATAAAAATCTTATAGTATATCCAGATGGCTTATGGGATATGGTGGCCGGTGCGTATATAGTAAACTCTAAAGACTACTATATAAATAGAGTAGTTAGAGAAGAACCTGAAAAACCTAATATGGATTAGCACTATGTGCTAATACTCGTTGTCTATGACAACTCGGAAATTTAGAAAGTTATAAAAAGTCTACTATACATTTATTAATTTTATCTATATATATTAATAAATCTATATGTCTAAAGATAAGCATGGAGACTATTCGTATCTACTAAGTATAATAGTAGAAACTGTTCCTAATAAAAAAGATAAGCAGTTTATAGAGAAAAATATGGATGAACTCGTAGATAAGCTAATCGATTTTTCTAAACTAGTTCAAAAGGTTATCGCTATAGGTAGTAGTAAGAGCTCTGAAACAGAAAAGCTTAAGCAGCTAAAGGCGTTAAGCTTTGATGGATACCATATGAGCCAAAAAGAAGCTAGGGAAGTCGTTAAAATGCTATCTAAAACTAAAGTTCAAGCCGGTGGTGACGCAAAAGCATTGTTAAAAGATGTAGCTAAAGGAATGGCAGCTAATGCGGCAAGTAATGCTGCTAATCAATTTTTAGCTAATAATCCAAAGTTACAAGGGGCTATAAATAGTCCATTGACCCAGGCATTAGTCCAGGCTACACCACAAGGCAGAGCATTGAGTGCCGTTGCCCAACAGGTACTGCCACAGCAACAACCGCAACAGGTAGCTGAAGAAATACCACCAGCATACGCTGATGTTTCACAACAACAACCGCCAATAGTTTATCAACAAGCTCCACAGGTGGTCTACCAGCCTTCGGCTATACCTCCAGTAGTACAACAATTCGCACAAATCCCACAACAAGCTATCCAGTACGCTAACATGGCTCAACAAGTCCAACAACAAAACCCTAGTGGGATTATGTCTAGTTTTATGGGGCTATTTGGTATGGCTAACTTAGTCTATAATGATTATGCTAGCACATTAGATTGGGTCTATATACTTCTTTTCCTATTAGCACAGATTCCATTTGTTGGATTTATTCCTAATGCGGTGATTATCTTTAGAGCACTAAAAGATGGTAGAACTTTTTTAGCTATCCTAAACACCATTACTACATTCTTTAGTATTTTTACTCTGCATACTATAGATATGGGATTTGCTATCAAGGCTATCTATGCTTTAGATGTTTACTCTAATGCTAAATATCCTAATAAGTAGTTTTAAGTTTTTCTATATAATATGTTAATAATACTATAGCTATTAATAAGATATTACCTACATCTAAACCAGTAGTTTTAACAAAATAAAAAAGGATTACAAGTAATATCCTATGTGTTTTTAGTATTTCTAATAGATTATCTAAATTGTGTCTATATAATTTAAACATGATCTACCTAGTAGTTTATATAGGTACTATATTCTACAATCTATTTATATAGATTTTAGAACATACAGTTTGCTATGGTCTTTAACTTATCTCTTAAATCATTATTTACTATATGTGGTAAATCATATATTTCATCTAAGTAATCTAAAATTAGTTCTACCTGGTAGTCAGTAAATCTATCTATAAATTCATCACTATAACTATCCCCAGGTCTATATAGACAATAGTCTGGAACTGAGCCATAAACAGCATATAAACAATGGTTTTGAAATTGGTATTTAGAATTCATCTTTTTTTGCTATAAAAAGAATAACCTATATGGGTTTTTTCAAATTTTTTATATTTCTCTACCAAGAGAGTTATACTCTTTAGTATATATTACTATACCATCTTTATAGTTAGACACTAACTTTGGTTGACCATTAATATAGTATTCCCTATATTCACCATCTAGGACACCATGGTTATAGCTACAACATAGTGATAGATTACCATTATGATACCACTCATAATATAGAAAATCGAGATAATTATCTATATATAATGAGTGGTTTTTTGGCAAACCATCTATATAATAATTTTTGCTATATCCATTCCGTTTTCCACCTCTATACTGAGTTATTTCACTAATGGCACCATTAGGATACCAAGTTTTAAACAAACCGTCTGGAAAACCTTCAATATAGTATGCTTTCGCACCCATCTGGCCGCAAGGATACCATTCTATATATTCGCCATGTTTTTCGCCAAACTTAGTAGTATATTTTAGCTTGGGTTGGCCATTACTATAGTATTCTACTATATTTTGGTATATATAGTTTTCTATTACAGAGGCGATCCATGGATCCATTAATGGTATAGTTTTAAAGCTATCTAATAAAATCTTTTTCTCGGCGCTATTAAAATCTACAAGCGGTGCCATATATAGTATATTACCATATAGCTATAAATAAAAACACATATTAGGAAAGTTTTCAAAATTTATCTAGTGTATTCCTTTTCACTAACTATAGTATCATCTTTATAAATGCGTTCTATCCATAGTTTACCATCTGGTCTAAACAAGGTAAATGGACCATTCATCTTGTCATTCTTATAGTAGCAAAGTCTTGAAAGTATACCACTACTAAAATATATAGCATCCATTCCTTCCTGGATACCATTTATATAGTGTTTAGTATAACTTATGTTTCCACCAACATGATATACAGTAAGCTTTCCGTTTAGTTTTCCGTCCTTATACTCACATTCCATATAGAGTGTTTCATTAGGTCTATAGGATTTATAACTACCATGAATTTGCCCATATCGTGTTTTATAGTATAGTGTATGTCCATACTCATCTATATAGACTATATTTTCATAGATAAAGTTTTCTATATAATTAGCAAGCCAGTTGTCCATCAAAGGTATATTTTGAAACTTTTCTACTAAAACTTGTTTTTCAGTAGATTGAAAGTCATATAATTTAGTCATTTTATTAAAAAAATAAAGAAAATAGCTATATCGGCAATCAAAGTTTTATTTAACAACTATACCATTTTTATAGGTTTTGTGTTCTAAAAGCTGTCCTTTACAAAACCATCTTTTATATTCACTGTTTAATTGCCCCTCTATATAATATGATGTTAGCTCAGCTAATCCATTATCAAACCAGTAGTTACAGGGTCCATTAAGGACCCCATCTTTATAAGTTTGTTGTGTTCTTATTTGCCCATTTGGATACCATTCTTTAAAGTCGCCATTGTCTAGCTTATATAGACCATATAATAAAGCCTGTTCTTTATCTAAGAAAAAATGTATTCCACCAGTATATATTTCATTTATATTATTATCATAGTTGGCTTCTATTATAGTTTCTCCTAATTTATAGGTTAAGCTCTTATTTTTATAGAATGCTGTTTTAGCCATAGTATATTTATTTCCAGATATATCCTCTATATCTATTACTTTAGCCCGGTCACATCTATAACTGGCATACTCTTTATTTACTATATAATCTCTATCTATATTAGTCCTGGCATCATTAGGGATTTCGAGTGTAACTAATACTCTTTTATAGTCGTTTTGTGCGATTTTGTATCCAATCATAAAAATAAATATATATAATAGTTTGCCATTAGTTTTTATATACTAGTTCTTTTTTAAATATATTCTCTAGCATAGCTATCTGGAATGGATTCCTTTGGAACTACTATTTGTGTTTTAGCCAGTTCTTTTCGCCAAGTCCTGTCACTATGACGTTTAGCTAAGTAACCTACTAACCATATAGAAGAATAACATATAGTAACAATACCTACTAATACTATACACATAGTACAACTGTCTGTTTTATTAACTATTCTATTACTACTTGTTTTCTTATTCTCTTTAGCCGCGTTAGAGTTAGTACTATTAGTGCTATTTGCGCTATTAGTATTATTTCCGTAGTTATTTATATTTATGGTAGGTCTACCAAATGCTCTATCCCAATCATTTAGCGCATTACCACCATTACCACCATTATCAGTATAAGCTAATATAGCAAAAAGTGCTACTAATATACTTATTATTCCAGTTATAAAACAAGCAACTAAATTACCAAAGAGCCAGTAGTATATATATGGGTTTATAGCAACTATATCTATATAGCTAAACCATTGATACCTATTTGAAACGTATCCTATAGTTAGACATAATATATTCCATGCTACTAATGTTATAGTAATATCTCTGGTCATATATAAATAATATCGTTTACATTGTTGATAGTATAGGGCTGTAGTAACCTCTATATGCTTTAGTTTAAAGTCTTTTTTACAAATATCACATTTGCCAAAGTTGGCTTGGCTGAATGTTCTCCAGTGATCTAAGCAAGACTTGTGAACCCATTTAATACTACCGCAACAATTACAAGGGGCTATTAATGGATCTTCATAGCTAGTTTCATCTCCAGTACAGATTTTACAAGTTTCTACGTTATTTGCCATTTTTAAAGTATATTTCACAAGTTTAATAAAACAATCAAAATTTAAAGAATAAAATCCATATTATTAGTAATGGATCGTAAATATATTAGAGAAATTAACCATATCGATTTTATACCATTTAGTGAAGAGGAAGAAGCTAAAATTCTACTTGACAAGTCCCACAAACACCATCAGTTACTAGAGTACATTGAGTCAGAAACTAGTAGATTACTAGAATTTAGTTATACTATAGATGAATTAGTATCTTCACAACAGGGCCATATAGATAGTATAGAAGATATAGTAGATAGTACTAAGAGTTCTACAGTTAAAGCAGAAAAGGAATTGGTAGAGGCTAATAGACAACAAAACCTATATAGGGGTAAAATAATAGGTGGAGTAGTAGGCGCACTAGCACTGGGTGGAACAACTATAGCTACATTTGGATTAAACCTACCATTACTTGTAGGAACTACAATCACTGGTACATTTCTAGGTAGTTATGTTGGAAATTCTGTTGTTCAATAAATTTTTTCTATATCAAGTTTTATGATATAGCAAAAATATAACTTTTATGTTTTTATCTAAATATAGTCATTATCCGCATATGGGTGAAAATAGGTAGTATTAGTATCTATATTAGTATATACATTTTCTAATACATTAGTAGCGGATTCATAGATGGCATCACAGTAGTCCTCACCCCATTTATTATAGTAGTGTTCACTAAATTCATCATGGCTACAATTTAATAAGTACTCATAGTTTTTAGCTACTTTAGTAATCTCCCATATCTTTAACGCTTTCTTTTCTTTTTTAGAAACCCTATCTATATCAATAGTCATCTTATTAGGATTATAAGATAATCTTCTATACTTTTGATATGATTCTCTACCATATAGATAGTCTAATAGTTCTCTATCTAAATCTTCTACTGTACAGTCATATTTAGGAATACAGTCGCCTTTCCAACTCTCTTTTTGGTCAGTAGGAATATATGGTTCTACTAAGTTAGCTTCTTGGTCTATTTCCCATCTATTATAGATTTTAATAGATTTTTTCATAGGAATTCCATGTTTATTTCTTTGATTATAGAGCCATAAATGGTCTACATCAGGACAGGTCATTTCATCTACTTTCCAGTTATAGCCATATTCTTGGGCTAAGTCTAAATAGTTTTGATACATATATGGTTCTGGGAAGTCACCTACTACATAGATTCGTTTTACACCATCCTTAATGCTATTTAAGAACTTGCTAAAACAGTATTGTGTAGCTCTGTCCATTTGGTCTGCTCTATAATAGTATTGGTTATCTACATAGAAATAATCATATGCATCACATATAGAAAATATTCTGCTAGAACCATTGTTTTCTTCTAAACTTTCTAAATAGTACACATATTGGGTTTTACCACTACCAGGAACACCTCTTACTATAGTAACTAAGTACTCTGGCTTATCTATTGGATTCCCATAACCATCTGTATACATAGGACTATCTTCACTAACCGGTTCTACACAATCAATAGCACATCCTGGACCATCAACAAAGTTATCTCTATATGGTTCTTCTGATTGACGTTCTGGTTTTTCTACTACTAATCGTTTGTCTCTAGCAGATGCTTCACTAGTAATTTTAATAGCAGATACATAGGCTAATATTACTAATGTGGCATTTACTCCAAATGCTAACAAAATACCTATTAAGACTAAAATATCATCTGTATTAGAAGATGCTGGATATAATGGATTATAACTAAAACTCATATCTATCTATTTAGTATATAGACCATTTCTATCTTTATATAGAGATTTTCACAAAAAATTTGAATATATTTAAATAGTCTACCTATCTATATAAATATACTATCAAAAATGACAACAATTATTAGAAAAGAACCATATACAGGCGAACATTCAAACTATTTTAGCATATATCCATTTGAACTAAGTGATTTCCAAAAATGGGCTATAGATGCCTTTTTAAATAGAAAACACTCATTAGTTACAGCACATACTGGTAGTGGTAAAACACTTCCAGCCGAATTCGCTATAGACTATGTATCAAAAAACACTAATAAGAAAATCATCTATACATCACCTATAAAATCTCTTTCAAACCAGAAATTCTATGAGTTTAAACAAAAATTTCCTAATGCTAATATTGGTATTTTAACTGGCGATATCAAGTATAATCCAGATGGTAATGTATTAATTATGACCACTGAAATCCTAAGAAACTTACTTTTCAATGGTAAAATTAATGATGTATCTAAAAAGATAGATATTCAGTTAGATATAAACAATGATATCCATACAGTTGTATTTGACGAAATCCACTATATAAATGATGTGGATAGGGGAAGAGTATGGGAAGAGACTATTATATTATTACCAAAGCATATCCAAATGATTATGTTATCTGCCACCATTGATGCCCCAGAACACTTCGCAAGCTGGATCGCTGGTATTAAAGAAGTAGATATAGTATTAGCTGGCAATAGTCAAAGAGTAGTACCATTAAGACATAGTGTGTTTACCCATTATTTACCTAGCTATATTAATAAACATAAAGAAGTAGCCAGTGATTTATTAGAACTTCAGGCTAAACCAGTAATCTTTAGTGATGAACACGATAAATTTAAAGAAATTGTCTATAGAAAAATAGTAAACACTATTGATAAAAGTGGCGAGGGCTTCTCTAAAAACATATATAACGAAGTCATAAACTACCTTAGTGAATACTGTTTAACTCCTAGCTTATTCTTCTGTTTCTCTAGAAAAAGATGTGAAACATTAGCTACTAGTGTAGATATGACTATGTTAACCAGTTTACAATCCAATGAGGTAGAAAAAACTATAGACTACTATATTAGAAAATCAGAACATGGCGAGAAGTATAAACAGCTAGACCAGTTTATAGCTCTTCAAAAATGTTTAGTAAAGGGTGTAGCATTTCACCATTCAGGTTTATTAGCTATATTCAAAGAAATCATCGAGCTCTTATATAGTAAAAATCTTGTTAAAGTCTTATTTGCTACAGAAACATTTGCGGTTGGTGTAAATATGCCAACAAAAACCGTTATATTTACTAGTTTAGAAAAACCAACTGCCAGTGGTCTTAGATGTCTATATACCCATGAATACTTACAAATGGCAGGTAGAGCTGGACGTAGAGGTATAGATAAGGAGGGATTAGTTATGGTATTACCAACTAATGGATTACCAGAACCCAACGCAATGAAACATCTTATATGTGGTTCCCCGCAACTTATTCAATCCAAATTTGTACCTAACTATCAGCTTATTCTCAAAATCATCTTAAATGAGTTACCTATAGAAAAGATTACAGGTTATTCTCTTCTCCAGGTAGAAAACAAAGATCAAATAGCTAAGCTTAAACAAGAGTTATCTATGGCTAATACCAGTGTTCCCTCTACTGATTTTAAACTTGCTATCGAATATAGCAGATTAGTAGAAAAAACTAATAATGGCATACGTATACCACAGGGACAAGCTAAACGTAATGCTAAAAGAGCAGAGGAAATAGCTAAAACTCCTGGATTTAGTACTATATATAATGAATACCTTATTTGTAAGGAAGACTTAGAAAGCAGAGACAAGTTAGAAAGAGAACTTAAGGGCTTAGATGGTTTTATTGAATTCCAAATAGATAAAACACTTACTATATTAGAAAAATATGGCTATATTACACAAAATAGCTATAAGGTAGAAAAACAACATGTATCTACTAAAGGTATTGTTGCCAGTGAAATTAATGAGTGTAATGAATTATTACTAACAGAACTATTATTTGGACACTATCTTGATACTATAGACTATAGATACCTAGCAGCTGTTTTATCACTTTTCTGTGATACTAAGCCTATTAGTAAAGAATCATTGGTTGGCTATGAAAGCCAAACCGCTTATGAATGTGAAGGTATAGTTAAGTTTATAGAGAACTTTGCGAATGATTTAGCCTATTTGGAACAGGTAGAAAAACTTGATACTAATAGTGACTGGAACATAAATACCTATATGATGGATCCGATATATGAATGGGTAGACTGTAACACGCCATTTCAAGATATAGTTAAAAACTATGATATCTATGAAGGTAACTTTATAAAAGATTGTCTTAGAATCTACAACCTTTCTAGTGAGTTAGAAAACGCGGCTAAAAAAATAGAAAAGAATCATTTAGCAATACAGTGTAGTAAGATTAGAGATGTTATTTTAAGAGATATAGTAAATATGGAAAGCTTATATATAAAACTCTAGACAACAAAACCTACTTTTATTTTACAACACTATATTATATGCAACGTCTTATTGAATATTCTAAAAAAGGTCTATTCGCTTCTTTGCCTTATCTATCTACATTGTCATCACTAGATGTTAAAGAAATAGCTAAGACATTAGCTACTGGTGCTAAAGAACACTATTTTCAATATAATAAGCTGCTAGAAGAAATAGAAAAGGCATCTATTTACTATGGAGAACTAAGTGACTTTAAAGAATATATAGAAACAAATAAGGCTATAAAGAAAAACCTATGTAGCTATAAAGAATTCAAGTCTACATTTGATAAATTAGAGGAAATGTTATTAGGTTTAGCACAAGATGGCGATATCAGAAAACAGTTAGATGAACAACAGGGCAGGTTAAATAGCTTAGTAGATATGTATCAAATACATAATACTAATGGTTACAAAGGCAAAGCACTAAAAATGGCAGATGAGACTTTTATTAAATCCTATCCAAACTGGTATCGTTTTGAGCTAAATGCTATGATTAACTCTATGAATATTGCTCTAGATGATATTATGTTTGAACTAAGTGTTTATCAAGAAGAAAAACATAAATGTAGAGTAAGACCAAAAATAAAAATGAATGTAAAAGAACCAGAGCTTACCAAGGAAGAAGAGGAATATCTATTTGAAGTCGACTAAAAGGAAATTAATAGCGAATCGTCTATATTAAATATATCAGGATTTCCATATAGGTGTACTTCTACTAAACTATTTAATTTAATGGTTTGATTAACTGAGTCATTATATACTAATAAACAGTTATTATCTATAGTTATACTGGTATTGTCTAGAAGACTACTATGTATAATCCTATCAACTATAGATATATTTTCTCTAGGAAAGTAGATATATTTTTTATTTTTATCTATATCTACTTTGTAAACATAGCAATGTGTAATATATTTATTATTAGCGCTTGTATATGCCATATGTGCTAACTTAAGTTTATTCATATCTCTTTCTAGATATTTAATGGCTTTACTCTGTCTATTTATACTATCTAATATATATGGGTTTTTACTAATAAATAATGAGCTACCTGTATAATATATTTCTTGACCTATAAGATCAACTAGTCTTCTAATAGGTGATGACATATGAGTATAGCCAGTTAGGTTAAGAGAGCTATGGATAGATTCTTTAAAACTATATATAGCTGATTTACTACTAATTACCTGTAAAAATCTAGATAACATAGGGTCTGTGCTAATGGTTTGTTGTTGGTCATTGCCTCTATCTTGAATTCTATATATAGCAAGGTTTTTGTTGATCTGGCCAAATAAGTAATTATAGGTTAACATTAGGCATTCTACCATATTATGACTATCAGTTATATGGAAGCGTTGTTTGGTAAAATAGCTATAGATTTTCTCTAGGTATCCATAGATTTCTACATAGTCCCTTGGACAATTATCATAGCTATAGTTTCTAGTAATTTTACCAATAGATGGAAACGCTCTATACATAGACTCCCCTGAGCATTTATTATGTTTGATTTCTATAGTTAACATTAGTTTAACCTGTTTTTCTAGTAGAGAACATAGGTTAATAGAGAATAGTTCAGGTAACATTGGGTAGTTCTTACCAGTAGGTAAATATATAGTACTAGATTGTAGTTTACCGCTTATGAAACTATTATAGTAACCTAAACAGCTAAGAACTGTATATACATCTGCTATATGGATTTGTAAAGTAAAACTTGTAGGCGTTTCGCTATAACTAAAAGCATCGTCAATATCTCTACATCCTTCTGGATCTATAGAAATAATAGGTAACTCTACTTTTTCTCTTTTTATGCTTTCAGCCTCTAATAGTTTAGAAAAACTATCACATAGTGTTTTCTTGTTAATTTTAGTATAGTTAGGCATTAAGTCTCTGGCATATATAGTACTATCTAGTAAACAATCTAGGCTATCTATTTGGCCAATAACAGAAAGAATAGTAGCACATGGTAAAGACTGAGTTTTACACCAGGTTAGGTTTTCTACTCGCACTATTATGTTTTTACCATATTTAGCTTTTTGCCCAAATGTAACCATAAATTTTGGATAATGATTATCTATTGGTCTAAAGATATAACAAGGCGAGTTAGTGTTGCTTTTAAGGATATATTTAGAATATATCTCTAACTCACCGGTTAATATGACAGGCTTTCTATCAACAAGTGATAACTGGTCATTACTATAGGTTACAATATCATTATGGAAAAGTGTTTTTGCCATATCTGCTTTATTATAGAAATCAAAACATATAGTAGGGTCTTCTACCATCTCTAGTTTAAAATAGGTATAGTCGCTGTGGATTATATTGAGTTTGTACTGGGTATTAGACATGTTTTAAAATTAATATATAGATTTTTTTAAATTATCAAAACTTTAAAAAAATATATAACTATCTAGGCCCTAGGTATAGTATATATTATTTTTGTATATATAAAGATGATGTATAACTATTTGAATTTAGACAGTTTATAAGAGAGAAGTCTTCTATTGTTTTTCTATAAAAGTACCATAGCATAGGTATAGAATGATAAGTTTCAATTTTTCTTGTTAAAACATGTTCACCAATAATTGTATCACTTATTACATTGTTATCTACTCCTATATATTCCTTATCTATGTTTAATATATAATAGTCATTATTAGCATTCCACCTAACCATAAATGGTAAATATTTTCTAACATAGGTTTCATATTCATAGTATCTATTTGTAATGTTATATAAAATTATTAGTTTATTTGCATTTTGTATATTGGCTATTTCAACTTGAATACACATGTTATTTGAATTATTAATATTAAAGGATGAATATAAATAGCTTGTTATAACATATAATTTATGATTTATAATTGTATCACAATTAAATAGTTCTATTAATTTTTGTTTAATTATCAAATCTTTATCTTGTTCTTTTATTATATCTATATCATAGTGTTCAACATCTATTTTTTTCTTAGTTTTATTGACTTTATTAATAAAGATATTAGAATTTATATCATATACTTCTTCTAATATTATCTTATTTTTATTTAATAGAAAATTGAAATAAACAAGTTTATCTATACTATTTTTATCTAATACATAACTGGATATTATATCACCATAAAAGCTATAGCCGTTATATACATTTATATTATTTTTAATATAGAATATTATGTAATTATTATTTGCGTCAGGACTAATTTTAATAAATTTTTTAGTTCCACCAAAGCTTTCATCTTTCTTATAGTTGGGAAATAAAGTGCTTATTTGTGTTTCTATACCTATTAAATTATTATCTGGTGATTGGTCTTTATTAGCTATGCTATCTTTTATATATTTATCTATAGTTAGATTAATAATTTGCTTCATTTTTATATAGTCACCTTCAAAATATTCTAAACCAATTTCTAAATGTTGTTTAAATTTTTCTTTAAATTCATTTATAATTATTTTCTCTATAACATCACAATTATAGCAGTTAGACTGTAATAATAGTATTGAACCCTTAGGATATTGGTTAAATCTACCATAGTTTATTAGTTTTGTTTTTCCAACTTTATAAATAGGTTTGTTAGTATTGATAAATTCTCTTGTTTGTAACAAATATATATAGTTAATTATTTTTTCAGGTGACTGACTCATATAAATATAAATTGTATTAGTATTTTTATATAATTTATTAAAATAAACTTCTATATAACAAAATTAGCTATATAGATATTTATTGTGTCTGAATATCAAATGTGGACAAGAGTCTACCGCCATGGTGACATAAACCAGTATGTGATAGAGCAATAGCTACATCCGCATAAACTTGACCGCCTATTTTCTTCCATCTATCGCAAAATGCCCAATCCTCTGATAAATATCTACCCTCTTTAATATAGCAGTCAAATAACGCATAGAGATATTTATTATGTTCTGGTTTAAGATAGTCGCCATCACTATCATGTTTAGTTTCTGGGTAGGCTTCCATCATTTTTTCTATACATTCTCTTTTAATCATCATAAATCCAGTAGGTAAACTATCAATCTCGATCAAGTCGCCTTGGAATGTGATCTGGCCACCATTATCAGTCTTGTGAATAATATTATATTTTAACAAGTTTTGCTCTAAAAATTCTCTTTTACCAATAGATTTATTATAGTATTTTTCGTGTCTCTTATCGAGGTTTTCTAAAAACTCAGGGCTTAACCAGTTTAAGAAGTAGTGTTTAAATGGATAGATTCCACCTACTAAGTCCCTATCATGTAACATTAGTTTAATGATATCTTCTGGTTCCCAAGTAATATCCGCGTCTATAAATAAGACGTGTGTCATGGTTTCATAACTCATTGACTTAGCTATTAAGTTATTACGCGCTCTTGTAATAAGACTTTCATTAGACATCATTTCACATAACACAGAAATGCCAGCTGCGGATAATACTTCCATAGTCTTCATGATGCGGTTACAAAAATTTACATATACCATACCGCCATAACAAGGGGTCAAGATATGTAGCTGTGGTTTACCAAACTTATAACCATTTTTAGCAGTAAGTTTAGCTATTGCGTTTTTATACTGGTCTAACTTAGAATTTTCCATATTTATAAATGTATATTAGCTATATTTTCTTTAACTTGTTTTTATAAAAGCAGAACAATTACTATTTAAACAATATAGATATTATTCTTTTAATATGAAAAGCGAAATCAGAGTCTATCTATTCCCAGATACAGCAAACTTTATTGCGTATATAGATAAGAATTTATTAGCTGAGATAGAGAAAAGTAATGATGTAAAGGTAGAGTACTACAAGAAAAACTACGATAGCTTTTTTGAGATAGTTGGCGAATTTGAACAATGCCATAAAGCAAGAATTTTACTTCAAGATATAGAGAAAAATATATATAAATATTGCTATGAAAATAAGAATTAAAACTGGCAGTTTTTTTTAAAATTTTGATTTTTTAACGGTTATATTCTTTTGATTATTAATAGAAATCTTATTTATTAACGATCAAAATGGTTGCGTCAAATGATAATTTATATTGGAGCACTGTTTCTTATGGAAAACACCGTGTATCTGAGAAGAAATCACTAGATATTTGTGATTCTAAATTTAGTTTATTAGAAGAGGAGGTAGTTGTAAATGATGTCAAGAGTTACTATAGACAGCTTAAAGAACAAAAACAAGCTATAAAAAAATCATATCAAGATAGTGATAATAATCTTGTAATAGAGGTAGGTGATAGCAAGTTTGTCTATCCTAAAAAAGCTGGTATTATGTTATTTACATATGATTTGTCTAAGGTTCTCCTTGTTAACACAAAACACTATGAAAATGAAGAGTGTATATGGAGTCTCCCAAAAGGTCACGTTGAAGACGGCGAGACTAACTGGGAAACTGCTAAAAGAGAAACTTTAGAAGAAACTGGTTTACTTATTGATATACAAGAACATGATCCTAGTATAAAACTCAATAATACTGTATTTTACTGTTATATAGGTAATGAGCAAGAACTATATAGCACTATATCAACATATAAATCAGATGAGATAGTTGAGTGTAAATGGGTATCTATTGCTGATATTAGAAAAACTAGGGTTACTAAAGAAACTCTTGTTATGTGTACTAAAAAATATAAGTTGGCTCAAAAAGTAGCTAAACATCTTTAAATATATATAGTATGCTTACCTCTAGTTTTTTTTATCTAAATAGATCTTTACTAATATATATTAGTAAAACTAAAGATGTTTCATATAGATTATACTATAAATCCCTGGATAAACACCTACGATTTAGAAAGGGACCAAACAATGCTTAATAATATACTTAATATTGGCTATAGTGTACTAAAACACATTAACATAAAAACAGATGATAGTAGCCAGGTATTAGAGTTTTTACAGACACAAGAAAAAATGCTACATAACAATGTAGAACTTATTAAAAATAAGGTAGACAGTACAGATAAAATCTTTGAAATACGAATGGATGCCTTTCAAGATACTATTAGTGAAATCACAGACAAATCTAATAAGTGTTTAGAACATCAAATGAATAGATTCTATGATATAGTAGAAAAGATAACTGGTAAAAGTCATACAAGTAGTACTAAGGGTAAAATAGCTGAACATTTCTTAGAAGAAACACTTGCTGAACTATACCCAGAAGATAGAGTTTTAACTACAGCATTATCGGCTCATGAGGCAGATATCCAGTTATATTCAGATGAACACCCAACTATCCTGATAGAGTCTAAAAACTACTCTAATACTATTCCAACTAAAGAAGTAGAGAAGTTTAAAACAGATTTAGATAGAACAAATATTCAATATGGGATATTCTATTCTTTTAATAGTAGTATTACTGGTAAGCATAAATTCCAAGTAGAGAGCTATAAGGATAAATGGATTTTATACTGTCCTAATATCCAATTTGATCAAAATATAATAGCACTATCAGTTCTTTTTATAAGAAAAATAGCTAAAATAAATAGAGCCAATAACCAAGTTGATAGAAATATCATTAGTCAAAAAATAAATGAAATAGTCTATATATTAAAAGACTTAGATTTACTATATGAGAATTTATCTAAAACTAAATATGAGTTAATAAAGAGTAGAAAAACTATAAGTGATTCTTTGGATGCTATCTATGTAAGCTATATAGAAAATGAGAATACTATCAAACAAATCATAGATAAGATAAAAAAGACTATTGATGAAAAGTTGGATGGGTTAGCTACTGATTTTTTAGTAGAATACACAAGAAATATAGATATGGATAAACTTAGGGCTGGTACAAAGGTAGACATATTACTATACCATCTTTTCCAAATGACATCAGCTAAGTTAGATATAAGAGAAGAAGCTGGTAAATATAACTTTTATAAACATGACCAATTAGTAGCTGAGGTTAGTACAAAGAAAACTGGTATCAAGGTTTCTATAGCTAAACCAGATATACAGTTTAATATAGCCCAAAACGCGATCAAGGAACTAGATATAGTGAGCCATATATTAAATTCAGTTGTTTAAAAATAGACATATATGATATAGTATTTTTTGCTACTATATAGTATATGATTACTAGGAGTATTTTAGCACTAATTATAGGTTCCATATTAGCTGTTAGTGATGCGAGTATGATGTCTATTATGAAAAATATTAGTCAGGGAACAATGCCATATTCATATATGATTATAGTTGCTATAGTTTATCTTATCCAACCATTTCTATTTATGTTTGGACTAAATCATACTACAATGACTATTATGAATTTATCATGGGATTTAATGAGTGATATTATAGTGACACTAGTTGGTCTATTATATTTTAGGGAGAGTTTATCTCATAAGAAATCTATGGGAGTCTTATTTGCTCTATTAGCTATTGTATTATTTTCTATAGATGGTGAATAAAGAAATATAGATATAGTAGTTAAATTTTCTATATCTATTTTTTTATAGTCTATTTGAATAGATTAAGTATAGTATTAGCTAAAGAACCACCAGATTGTGGCATTGCCTTTAAACCTCTCTTATTAGATAGGGTAGTTCTACCCCTTGCTAATGCTTCTAATGATTTAGGAGAAACTGCGCCTTGTTTAACAAGTTTTTTAGCACACTTAGAACCATCATCTAATCCTGGATAGTCAAACTTTCTTGGTGAACGTCTATACTTAGAACCAGTTGTTGTTTTACTGGATGGCTTAGCATGACACATATCTCTAGCCATAGCACGAGCACGTCCTTTATCTCCAGATTTATAAGATCTATTTTTATAGTATCTAGTAAATGCTCTTGCTGCTGCCTTAGGGGAGATTTGTTTATTACCTCTACTTTGTCTAGCAGCACTCTTAAGTTTTTCAACTGGAGCACCTTGGATAATACGGAAAACATTAGCTTTACCATTGTTATAGTAAGCACCATACGCACCATTGTTTAGCTCTTTAAGTGAAACATAGCTATGGTTAACACCTGTCTTAGCTGTTAAACGTTTACCTAACTCAATTGCCTTAGCTTCTAACTGATTCTTATTAGTAGCTACTGGTAGTGGTGAAGGTGTTATTGGCTTAGGTGAAGGTGATCTTTTCTTAGGAGAAGGAGTAGGATTCTTTTTACCTAGGTTTTCATAGAAATCAACACGCTCCTGAACTAAACTAGATTGACCCATTAGTTCTTCTTGACCTTTGCTAGTAAATGTATAATCACCACTAGAATAGTATTTTACACTTGAGTCAAAGTTTTGGATATTACCTAATTTATTATTAGATACACCACTCTTATAAAACGCACCTGTTGGACCAACTAAAACTACTTTATTAGAACCATCTGGTAGTTCAATAGTTACTCTTGTTCTAGCACCTGCTATTTGATATGCTCTTGTCATTATAATATATAGAAATATTTTTATATAAAATTTTATCTCTACATATAATAAATCTAATTATGAATGATAACTATAATGTT